GATATTCTATGGAATATAGACCCAACAGGTTCAAAAGTAATTATTTAACATGGCTGAAGAAAAAAAAGATAACACAGTTCAAGTGCCAGAACCAATAGCACTTGACCCTTTTGATAATACGTTTATAAAGTTTGACCAGAATGTTGCGTATGAACCAGAAACTACAGGTGGAAATAATACACAAGTAAATAGTTATTTTGATTGGAACCAAGATATAAGTATGAAAGATACTTATAACTCTTTATTTAAAGATGACGAATTTACCATGTTCAATGATAATGATGAATCAGATGATGGTGGTAATTTTTCTTTCTATAAAGAAAATATGTTTGACCCTTCACAGGAGTTGACTTCTTTATATCTACAAGCTGAAGATAATACTGAAAAAGCAAAAGAACAAATAAATAGTCATATAAGTGACGGAGCTTTGAACTTTATTGGGTACAAAGAATATATCTTGCGTAATATGAAAAGGCCAAAACAAAGAATAGAAGCACAAAACATATTTGAAAAACATACAGGAATTAGATTTTGGGATTTTCTAAATGACGGTATTCCTTTGAATGTAGTTGACAGCGAAGAATTTCAAAATGGATTAAACAAAGTTATTGCTGAATATGACGAGAAAGGTATTGAGTGGGAAAACCCAGATAGAAATAATTTAAAACCTTGGGTTAGACAAGTACAGGGTCTTGGGTTAGAGATCGGTGGAGGTTTGGCTACTGATGTTGCTACTTCTCCATTATTGACTATGGGTCCTTGGGGTATTTTTGCTAATGTTGTTATTAATGCAGGTGTTGGTTGGGAGCTAAATATTGCTTCACAAAAAGCAAGATTAGGTGATAAAGCTAAAGTTGGTTTTGGTGGTCAAATAAATTATGGAGAAGCTTTTGCTGCTGCTGTAGTGCAAGCTATACCTTTTGGTTCTACAGCTAAAGGTTGGAAAGGTATAAGGCAATCAGGTCTCTTTGGTGGTACTTTAGCAGGTACAGAACTAACTATTAGAAAACTAATAGATGAAAAAAAGTTTCCTAGCATACAAGAATATTTTACAGCTATAGGTTTAGGAGGTACTTTTGGTGCAACTTTTAAAGGTACTATGAATCAACTTGAAAAGTACCTTAATAAATTTGCTGATAAAAGTGCTGATGAAATAAATAGTCTTATTACAAAAAATGATAAAAAGAAATTAGATAAGATTTTTTCAGTTCTTAATAAATTTAAAAAAGCTGTTGATGACAACCCAACTAAAAAAGCAAACGTAGACGGTGATGATATTGATACCAGTAAAATTAAAATGGTAGAAGGTCAGGTAGAACCTGAAGTAAAAAATTTAGATGAATCTATAGATAATAAAACAAAAACAAAATTCAATATAGGAGAAGTAAATATAGGTGATTTTGTTTTGCCAAAAGGCTTTGTCAAAATGTCACCGAGATACGGAAATGTTGTATTAACTTTTAATTCTGATATTGATAAAGTTGCATATATATTAAGAAGTCAAAGATTTTTAAAAAAGAAACCAACTGAGAGTCAAATAAGAACACAAGAAAGATTAACAAAATTACTTGAAGATCAAGGTATAAGCGTTAACACAGTAAGAAAACATGGAGATAATATACATGAAAAAATTAAAAATATTGTAAAAGAAAAAACAGGTTCTTTTAAAGCACTAGGAGAAGGTACTGCTGGATTAAAAATAGATGTACCAACAGATCAGGCATTTGTAAAAGCAAACTCTAAAGACTTTACTGCACCTGATTTGGGAGACAAAAATCTTAATCCAACACAAACAGTATTACTTAAATATGTTGATGAACCTAATATCACAAACTTTAAAAATATAGTAAAAGCTTTGAAAAGTAAAGGTTGGAGTAGTCTTGAGTCAGAAACAGATCAAGAGACTTTAATAAAAGCTTTAGGACTATTTGACCCAGAACAAAAAGATTTTTCAAAAAAGATAATTGATTTATCAAAAACAAAACTAATAGAAAGTGAAGCACAAAAAATAGAAAACTTTCATGGTATTACAAAACAAAAAGAAGTTAATGCTGCTTTAGCAATAACAGCAGTTATGTCAGCAGAAAATCTTAATAATGCTAACAACGCATACCTTAAAGCTTTAAATAGTAAGAATCCAGAAAATATAGAAATAGCAATAGTTGATTTGGCAAACAAAATAGATGACATGAAAAAATGGCTAACTAATTATTTAGTACCTGCAAGTAGAGCTGGACAGACTTTAGAAAAATTAAAAATTAAAGTAAAAAAAGATATGGGTGGAAAAACAGCAGCAGAGTATATGGCTGATGAAACACCACAAGCAAAAACTTTAAATGAAGAAAAGTTTGCAAATACTTTAGATGAAGTAGCTTTTAGTGCAGAAGATTTAAAGAAAGACTTATCAAGAAATTTAGAACTAGCTAAACAAACAGGTGATTATTCAGAGCTATATAGAATTGGCAAGATGATACAAGTAGCAGAAGGAGAACCAGAAACATTATTTGGTCTTACTAAGGTTAATGCTTTTAAGTTACAAGACGATAATCCTTTTAATAAAAGTATAAGAGTAGTAAACGAAATAGGTATTAACGGTATGTTATTTAGGTTTGGTACTAATACTGCAAACTTTATTTCTGCAACACTTAACACATACTATAGGCAACTAAAACTATTTTATGGTGCAAGAAATCCAGAAGCATTTGAGGCAGCTATGAGACATCTTGCAGCGTTACATAGCAACTATCATTTTATGAGAACAGCTTATAAAAAATCTATGAAGTTAGAAGATAACTTTATCAACATAGGTAATAGAAAGTTTGAAAATAAATTTGCAATAAAAACTGATGCAGGTGGAGCTAAAGGTGCAATAATAAACAACACAGGTAGGGCGGTTAGATTTTCTGGTAGAAACATGACCGCTACTGACGCTATGGTACAGGCTCCAAATCTTATAGCAGATGTTACTTATATGGCTTTTACAGAAGCTAAAAGACAAGGATTACAAGGTGATGAAATAAATAAATTTATCAACAAACATAAGATGGCAATACTTGAATGGTATGCACAAAATGGTAATAAAAAACTAGATGATTTAACAAAAAGATTTTTAATTCATGCAAAGAAACAAGCTAAATTTTCAACCTTTACACAAGAGATAGATACTACTGGTCCGTTTGGAGGTATCTCTAAATACGCTGATGATAAAGCAAATCAATTTCCTTTAGTAAGACTTATGCTTTCTTTTACAAGAACTCCTACAAACTTGAAAGAAGCTAACTACCGCAACAACCCTTTGTTTGTACCAATAGTTAATCCTGTTACTATGCAACCAATAACTTATCCTAAAGGTTTGCCAATAGTAGGTGGTAGAAATCTTAATCCTATGAGTGAAATTTTTATACCTCAATTATCAAAACAATTAAATAGTCCAGACCCAAAAATAAGAGCTATAGCTATTGGAGACATTAACCATGCAATATCTGTAGTAACAACTATTGGCGGTTTTGCTGTAGGTGCAAATATGCTGCTATCAGACCCTACATATATACCTCCTCTTATATTGACAGGTGGTGGACCTGATTTTGGCAAGAAAGAAGGTAAAGCTATATGGATTAATAAATATAAAAATGGTTGGAGACCATACAGTATTGGTAGATTACAGTATGACGAAAACGGAGAACCAAAAATAGGTGCAGATGGCAAACCTGTTTATAGATACGATTCATACGAAGGTGTATTTGAACCTGTATCAGGAACTATAAAAACTATTGTAGATGTTGTTAATTCTTTAGGTATGTTTAACGGTAAGCCTTATGACGATTTAACAACTGGTTTAATTGCATCTGTAGTACAAAATATGTATAACGATTCATGGACTTCACAGTTTGAAGAATTTATAAATATATTTCGTGATGCTACAGCTCCTACAGACTCTAGTGGTGATGCTGTTAAAAACTACAGAATAAGAAAAGTAGGAGATTTTGTAGGTAGGCAAATTGCTTCTCGTTTACCTTTTTCTGGTTTGGTATCAGATTTAAGAAGATACCCAAATGACATATTAAGAGTGATGGGATTTAGTCATAAAGAAATAAAAGATATAAAAGGTAGTTTTCTTGGACTAAGAGCAAATCAACAACGACCAGATACAAAAGTAAGGGCAGGTGATATTTTAACAACAGGAGACCCTACAGACCCTAACTATGAAAAAAGTGGTGGTATGTCTATTATAAATCGTTCTATTCTTAATCAATTCACAGCAAAATATGGCATAGGTGCTGACTTACCATTTGATGTAGAACATATAACAAACGAACCAATCGAATATCCAAACAGGATAGGAGGTAACGTATTTGGTGTAAGTGTTACAAGCAAAAGCAAGAATCAACCTATATGGACAGCACTAGCACAAATAGGAAGAAGAATACAAGAACCTAGTGAATTTATAACAGGTGACTTTAGTAAAGAAGATTTTGTACCAATAAGGTTAGATGCAAATGGTTATAATGCTTTAAAAATAAGAATCAATACTTTAGAAGTTGATGTTGGATATGGAGAAGGAACTATACTTGAAAGTATGAATAGCTATTTAAAATCAGATGATTACAAATCAAATAGAGATATTATTGAAGAAGAAGGCTTGAATAGTCAAGCAGGTGCAATAGCAGCTAACGCTATCTTTGCAGAACTTACATACATAAACAAAACTTATATTGGAATAGCAGAGCAAGAATATATTGACAACAACTTCTCATCAAATGAACAAGACCGTATAATGGATTATAAGTCTGGTATTCAAATAGATTACTCTGACAAATATTTAAGAAATCTATCTAACTAATCATGGCTACTAACACCGCAACAACTTCAGTTACACATACAGGTAATGGAAGCACAGATGCTTTTGCTATACCATTTTCATTTTTAGCTGATAGTGAAGTAGATGTTACTGTTGCAGGTGTATTAAAAACCATAAATACGCATTATACGATTAGTGGTTCAACTGTTACTTTTACGAGTGGCAACACCCCTGCTAATGGTGCTGCTGTTAAGTTTCAAAGAGATACAGATATAAGTGCTAAGAAGGTAGATTTTTCAGATGGTAGTGTTTTAACAGAAGCAGATTTAGATACAAATAGCGATCAAATATTATTTGCTCAACAAGAATTTCTATCTGATTTTGTTAAAAGAGACGGCTCACAAACAATTACAGGTAATTTTGTTTTTGAAGGTGCAACTAATGATGATAATGAAACAACACTAGCAATAACAGATCCTACTGCTGATAGAACAATAACTATACCTGATATTACAGGTACAGTCGTAACCACAGGAGATACAGGTACAGTATCAAATCAAATGATTGCTGGTGATGCTGTAACAAACGCAAAGATAGCTGATGACAGTATAGATTCAGAACATTATGTAGACAGGTCTATTGATACACAACATATTGCTGCTTTACAAGTTACTACTAATGAACTAGCAGCAGATGCAGTTACTTCAGCTAAAATTGCTGACGATCAAATTAACTCTGAACATTATGTAGCTGGCAGTATAGATCACGAACACTTAGCTAACGACATTATAGATGGAGACAATATACAAGATGATGTCATTAATTCTGAGCATTATGTTGCAGGTAGTATAGACCATGAACATTTAGCAAACGATATAATTGACAGCGATAATATTCAGGATAATGCTATTAATTCTGAACATTATGTAGATGGTTCTATAGATCATGTTCATTTAGCTAATGATGTTATAGATGGAGATAATATACAAGATGATGCTGTTAACTCTGAGCATATAGCTGCTGGTGCGTTAGATAACGAACATTATGCTGCTGGATCTATAACATCTGATAAGTTAAGCGGTGCAACTGTTATTACTGCAAGTGAACAAGCAGCAGCTACTACAAATGACACTTCATTCTTAACTTCTGCTGCTGCTGACGCTAGATTCTTTAATATAAGTTCTGGCGATACAATTAAAGATGGTGATGCATTTCCAGACAACGATACAACTATTGCTACAACAGCAGCTATCAATGACAGGATAATTGATCTTGTAGATGATGTTGGTGGTTTTGTACCAATAGCAAATGAAACAAGTTTTCCTAATGCTAATCCTGATGTAAATGGTGGTGCTGGAACTATAGTTTCAATTAAAGCAGCTTCAACAAATTTAACTGCACAGTCAGGCACAACTCTAACTATTGCAAATGGTAGGGGAACTGGTAACGCAGTTATTATTACTGGTGTAAGTGCAACAATACCTTCTGGTTTTGGATTTTTAGTAGAAACAACAAGCGTTGACCATACATACGCATTTCATAGATTAGTACCTAAAGCAACAGAGGTTACAACTGTAGCTGGTATAAGCAGTAATATTACAACAGTTGCAAACAATACAACCAATATAAATGCTGTTGCTAGCAATGCTACAAATATCAATGCTGTTGCAGCAGACGCAAGTGATATTGGTGCAGTAGCAGCCAAAGCTACAGAGATAGGTTTACTTGGTAATGCTGATGTCATAACAGACATGGGAATACTTGGTACAACAGATGTTGTAGCTGATATGGCAATCCTTGGTACAACAGATGTTGTGGCTGATATGAATTTATTAGCAACATCAGATGTTATTGCAGACATGGCTTTATTGGCTGTTACTGATGTTATAAGCGATATGAATGATTTGGCTACGTCAGCCAACATTACAGCAATGAGTAATTGCTCAACAAATATTGCAAATATTAATACTGCGTCTGCCAATATAAACTCTGTAAACAATTTTGCTGCTACATATCAAATAGCTTCTTCTGCACCTTCAACAGATGGTGCTGGAAATGCTTTATCTGCTGGTGATTTATATTTTGACACAAGTGCTAACGAATTAAGAGTACACAATGGAACTACATTCCAAGGTGGTGTTACAGCTACAGGTAACTTAGCTGGTCTAGGTGCTAACACATTTACTGGAAACCAAACACTACAGGGTACAGCTCCATCATTGTTTTTTACTGAGTCAGACGCTAATCCTGATTATCAAGTATTGTCTAATAATGGTGTTTTCAAAGTACATGATGTAACTAATAGTGCAGATAGGATTCAAATTCAAACTGACGGAACAGTTGACATTACTGGAAATTTAGATGCACAAGGCGGTATTGACGTAACAGGCAACATAACTGTAACTGGTAACGTAGATGGTCGTGATCTAAGTACTGATGGTGCAAAGTTAGATGGTATTGCTACTGGTGCAACTGCGTTTGCAAACGTAGTAGAAGATACATCACCACAACTTGGTGGTGACTTACAAAGTAATGGTAACGATATTGACTTTGCTGATAATGACAAAGCAACATTTGGTACAGGTAATGACCTACAAATTTATCATGATGGTTCTCATTCTAACATTGTTGATGCTGGCACAGGTAATTTAAGGCTATTTGGTAATTCACAAATATTTTTTGGCAGAAGTGTAGGAGGAGAAGCATACGCAACCTTTAACTCTGACGGTTCAGTTAATTTATATCACAATAACAGTATCAAATTTGAGACAATAAGTACTGGTATTTCAGTTACAGGAAGTGTATTTGCAAATACAGGAGGAGGTCAATCACAACTTGGCACACACCTTGATTTAGGCGATAACCAAAAGGCACGTTTTGGAGCTAGTGATGACCTTGAAATTTTCCATGATGGTAGCCATAGCAGAATAAAAGATGCTGGAACTGGTGATTTGATAATGATGACAAGCAGACTGCAAGTTAATAATGCTGCTGATACTGAAGCAATGATTAACGCAGTACAAGACGGAGCAGTAGAGTTATATCATAACGGCACAAAGAGGTTTGAGACTTATCAATATGGAGTAAATATTACTGGAACTGCAAAAATAGAGTCAGGTGGTAATTTTCATGTACATGATAATGTAAAATATGTCGCTGGAACTGGTGAAGATTTACAAATTTTTCATGATGGTTCTAATAGTAGAATTGCTGATGCTGGAACTGGTTACTTAATTCATACATCAGATGGTGCTGGAATACTACTACAATCCAGTAGCGGACAAAATCTGGCAAAGTTTTTTACAGGGGGTGCAGTAGAGTTATATCACAACTATAGTAAAAAGTTTGAGACTACAAGTGGTGGTGCTACTGTACAAGAAGAATTTACTATTAGTGGAACAGATCCACGACTTACCTTTGTAGATACAAATAACAACCCTGATTTTCAGATATGGGCCAATGCTCAGAAATTTGCAATTTATGACTCAACTAACGGTGCAACAAGACTTCATATAAACTCGTCTGGAAATGTTGGGATCGGTACAACAAGTCCAAGTTCTAAACTTGATGTTAATGGAACGGTAACAGCTACAGCTTTTTCTGGTGATGGTTCTGCATTAACAGGTCTTGCTAGTGACTCTATATCGGAGGGTAACTCAACTGCTGAAGTTTTAGACACAGGAAGTAATGGTATATTTAGATTTTTACCAGAAGGAACTGAAAAATTTAGAATTGATAATAACGGAAAACTAGGCATACTAACAACTAACCCCCAAGAAGATATACATATTGGTGCATCTGGTGGAGATATTGTAAGAAGAATAAGGATTGATGGAACTAATAATTCAAGTGGTGGACAGGTACATAGATTTGTCATGGAAAACTATGCACCTTCTGCACTCATGAAGTTTAAAGTAAGTGCTGCTAATGCTACGGAAGTTACGGCATTAACTATAAATCATGTTAATAGAAACTTCTTTTTCCACAGTGAAAATTCAAGTGGTAGCAATGGAAGAGTTTATACCAACAGAGCTGATGCTAACCAGACAGTCCTTGAAGTAAATCAAAATAATGGTAGTGGTTCTGAAATGATTACATTCCGTAATGGTGGTACACAACTTGGAACTATTCATCAAAGTGGTAGTGGTGTAAGTTATCAAAGTCAATCTGATTACAGATTAAAAGAAAATGATGTTGCTATATCAGATGGAATAACAAGAATTAAACAATTAAGACCTATTAGATTTAATTGGAAAATAGATACAGATACAGTTGTTGATGGATTTTTTGCACATGAAGTTTCTTCTGTAGTACCTGAAGCAGTAAGAGGTAACAAAGACGAAGTATTTGATACTGATGGTATAGGCACACAGAAAAAAGGCGATCCGAAGTATCAACAATTAGAACAAGGTAAACTTATTCCATTACTCACTGCTGCAATTAAAGAAGCTGTTGCTAAGATAGAAATATTAGAAACTAAAGTTGCAGTATTAGAAGCTGCTTAAACTACTATTTATGTCAAAGCCCACAACCGAAGAACTACAAAAAGAACTACAAGAAGTAGTTAATAAACACAATAAAGCACAAGCAGTAATAAAAGAATGTGAAAAAAGATATATTGAATTAACAGCTATAATTAAAGATAGAACTACCCCTGAGTCAGATGCTACTTAATGGAAGTAAATCTGCCTGATTTGCCAGATACAGATTATATTCTTATACCGCCTAAAACAATTTTTTATCCGCCTGTGGCAGAGATTCCATATCTAGACCCTGTACTTCTTCCAAGTCTGGAACAGGT